AGAAGAAAGAGACAACCCATCGGCTAGACCTGCCACCGGTAGTGATCTACGAGGCGTAGGTATCACACCTGGTGGGTTAGAAGACGACGTGCAAGCAGGCGAAGACTTTGGCGCCGAGATGGGAGACATGGGCGGAGATATGGGTGCAGGAGCTCCTCCAGCAGGACCAGAAATAGGCGGCGCACCACCACCGCCACCGATACCAACAGTTTGAGGTAACAGTTATGATTCTAAATGAAATTTTTGAAAAAAGTCCATCGGCGTATCAAGACCTATCACAGGACAACAGCCAACCAAATATAGGAAGTCTACGCAAGACACACTTGACTTTAGCTCAACTTAGAAAGCTACGACAGCTTAACGACATTCGCCAAGTGGAAATGGAAGAAAAGTTAGAAAAGGTCAGAAAGCAGTATATGCCAGCAGAACAACCAATGATGTGACGTAAATTGCAATAAAAAGCCCCGTAAACGGGGCTTTTTTGATTTGTAAATAAATAACATTACGAGCCATTAACTTAGGAGATAACTAAAATGAGCAATAAGTTTGAAAAACTAATCGAGTATGTAATAAACGACGAAGCCGATAAGGCACGTGAATTGTTTCATGATATCGTCGTGGAAAAGAGCCGTGAAATTTATGAAAATTTGATGGACGAAGACGATTGCGCTATGGGCGGCGATGCTTCCGATGACCTGATCGATGATATTGAGACCGAGGAAGAAGGCATCAGCCTCGAAGGTGAAGACTTCGAGGACGAAGAGTTTGATATCTCTGATGACGGCGAAGAGGAAGAGATCGACTTCGACAGCGAAGAATATGGCGATGAAGATGAAGATCTCGAAGATCGCGTAGTTGATCTGGAAGATAAGCTCGACGAACTGATGGCTGAATTTGAAGCCATGATTGGCGACGGCGGCGATGATTTCGACGGCGAAGACGAGTTCGAGATGGACGACGAAGAAGATTTTGATGTCGACGGCGGTGATGAGCTTGAAGTCGATGATACCGAAGAATTTATGAACGAAAATATCAAGTTATCTGCGGCCCCTAAGCCCGTAACTTCTGAGCCTGCAGGCACAAACACTCGTAGCATCAACGCCAGCAACAGCGGCGCTGTAGGCGCGGTTGCAAAGCCAGTTAAAATGGTAGGCGATACTGCACATGGACGTTCTGCTCCTAAGACAGGCAATTTGCCAGACGCTGGACAATTCAAAAACGTACCAGCTAAAGACAATAGCAAGCTGTCATCTGCACCAAAACCTGTAACTTCACAGGCAGCCGGTGTCAATACCAGAACTCCTTTCCCTAAGTCTTAATAATTTATGGCTCGTTATCTCAGAGAGCATCTTAGTTTCACTCAAGCCAAGGTAGAACTTGTGCTTGAGGAATCTAGGGACGGCTCAGGAAAAAGCCTGTACATGAAAGGTATTTGCATCGAAGGTGGTGTACGAAATGCCAACGAGCGAGTTTATCCTGTTACAGAGATAGCCAAAGCTGTTGGTACCATCAACGAGCAAATAAAGTCAGGTCATTCAGTATTGGGTGAAGTTGATCATCCAGATGACCTCAAGATTAACCTAGACAGAGTTAGCCACATGATTGAAAACATGTGGATGGATGGAAATTGTGGATATGGAAAATTAAAAATCCTGCCCACGCCAATGGGACAATTGGTAAAAACCATGTTAGACTCTGGGGTAAAGCTTGGCGTAAGTAGTCGTGGCAGCGGAAACGTGAACGACTCAAATGGACAAGTCAGCGATTTCGAGATCGTCACCGTTGACGTTGTTGCTCAGCCAAGTGCCCCGAATGCCTATCCTACCGCGATTTACGAAGGACTGTTGAATCACAAAGGAGGAGCAAAATTACTGGAAATGTTTAGAGATCCAGCAAGCAGCAGTAAAGCGCAAAAAGTTGTTTCCAACGAAGTAATACGCTTTATCAAGAACCTAAAAACCTAAACAGAAAGAGAAGTTTTTTCAAACATGAAGTTTGATAAAATAACTGCGAAAGCAGTTAACAAAATTACTAGCCTTTTAGGCTAGTGAGATCGAAAGGAGACAACTATGTTTGATAGTTTAACACCGTTACTAGACAGCGATCTAATCAACGAAGATGCAAAACAGGCTATATCAGAAGCCTGGGAAGCAAAATTGGTTGAGGCGAAAGAAGCTGCTCGTGCTGAACTCCGTGAGGAATTCGCACAACGTTATGAACATGATAAAACAGTGATGGTCGAAGCCTTAGATCGTATGATGTCAGACGGGTTGGCTTCCGAAATAAGCGAGTTTATCAAAGATAGACAAGCGTTGTCGGAAGATCGTGTGAAGTTCCAGGTCAAGATGAAAGAAGATATCACGAAGTACAATAACTTCATGGTAACCAAACTTGCCGAGGAAATTACCGAACTGCGTAAGGATCGTAAAATTCACAATGAAGGATTGGCCAAAATGGAATCGTTCATCGTTCACGCTTTGGCAAATGAAATCAGTGAATTCGCCAAGGACAAACAGGCTGTAGTTGAGACTAGAGTTCGTTTGGTACGTGAAGCCCGTTCAAGGCTGGAAAAATTACGCTCGCGCTTTATTAAAGAAAGTGCTACGAAGTTAACCATGGCTGTAAGTCGTCGTCTAGAGGCCGAGCTTGCACAGTTACAAGAAGACATCAAAGTGGCTCGTGAGAACAACTTTGGTCGTCGTATATTCGAGGCCTATGCCGCAGAATTTGGTGCCACTCACTTGAATGAAAAAGCTGAAGTTCGCAAATTGCATGACATTATTGAAATGCGCGAGCATCAGTTAAGTGAGTCAATCAAACTCAACAGGAAAGCAAAAACTCTTGTTGAATCCAAAGAACGTGAAATACGTGTTATCAAGGAATCCAATACTCGTAAAACAGAAATGGAAGAACTGCTTGCACCTCTAAACAAAGAGAAGCGTGAGCTGATGCGTAATTTACTGGAAAGCGTACAGACATCTCGTCTGAAGAACGCTTTTGAAAAGTATCTACCAGCTGTATTGGAAGATCGTTCTGTGAAATCTAACTTTCTCACAGAAGCTGTTTCCGTAGCAACTGGCGATAAAACTGCCCGTGTCAAAGACAGTGATGTTGATGTTGAAAAAAGTAACGTCATTGATCTGAAGCGTTTGGCAGGGCTGTAATCTAAATAAAAAGGAAAAAGGAGACATAAATGTCACAATTATTAGAAAGTCGCTGGGATGAGACTAAGGATGCACTGCTCGAAGGTCTTCGTGGCTCAAAGCGCAACTCAATGAACGTCATCTTGGAAAACACCAAAAAGTACCTGCGTGAAAACGCAAGCCCTGGTTCAACAACTGCTGGCAACATTGCTACACTGAACAGAGTCATTCTGCCAGTTATTCGCCGTGTTATGCCCACCGTTATTGCTAACGAACTGGTAGGTGTTCAGCCTATGACTGGTCCAGTTGGCCAGATTCACACCCTGCGCGTTCGTTACGCTCAGAGCTTGACCGACAACTCACTGGCTGCTACCTCAGTAACAGCTGGTCAGGAAGCCCTGTCACCGTTCACAATTGCTACCGCATACTCTACCGTTCCTCAGAACCAGACAGTTGCGAATGGCTACACTGGCAACAACACAAGCCAGATGGAAGGCACCGGTGGTAAGCAAATTTCTGTTCAGATCCTGAAGCAGGCTGTTGAAGCCAAAACCCGCAAGCTGCAAGCTCGTTGGACCTTCGAATCTGCTCAAGATGCTCAAGCCATGCACGGTATTGACGTTGAAGCTGAAATCATGGCCGCTCTGGCTCAAGAAATCACGGCTGAAATCGATCAGGAAATACTCCTGTCTCTGAGTTCATTGGCTGCTACTGAATATACATACAACCAGGCTACCGTATCTGGTACTGCTACATTCGTTGGTGACGAACACGCCGCTCTGGCCGTTCTGATCAACCGTGTTGCTAACCTGATCGCACAGCGTACACGTCGTGGCGCTGGTAACTGGTGTGTTGTTTCTCCTGCCAGCTTGACCGTACTGCAATCTGCTACTACTTCAGCATTCGCTCGTACCACTGAAGGTACCTTCGAAGCACCGACCAACACTAAGTTCGTTGGTACGCTGAATGGCGCAATGCGCGTGTTCGTGAACAGCTACGCACCTGACACACAGAGCGTTCTGGTTGGTTACAAAGGAACTTCAGAAGCTGACGCTCCTGCGTTCTACTGCCCTTACATTCCTCTGATGAGTTCAGGCGTTGTACTGGATCCGTCAACGTTCGAACCGGTCGTATCCTTCATGACGAGGTATGGATTCGTTGAGTTGACGAACACTGCATCATCGTTTGGTAATGCGGCAGACTATGTTGGAGAAATTGCCGTCCAGAACCTGAGCTTTTCGTGATCATACCACGAAGATCGAAGCTTTTCGACGCATTTCCAACACGGAAATAAAAACTTTTCGTTCAAAGAGGGCTTCGGCCCTCTTTGTTTATCTGCTACTTCATCCTAGTATCCTTTTCTGTTTCATTGTGGACAGTATACGCTGCTTGTTCAGTTGAGTCAAGCATTATTTTTCAAAATTTAGCGAGGTTGCTGTACAAAAACTAAATAACAGCGGAGGCAGCAATGAAGAAACACAAAGAATTCGACAAAATAAAACCCTACTCGTATCTCCTTTATCAAAAGTCAACAGGAAAATACTACTATGGCATCAGATGGAAAAACTGGACAAAGTTGGGCAAAACTCCGTTGGAAGATTTTTGGGTCAAGTATTTTTCTTCGAGCGGCAACATAAAAAATGAAATAAAAGAAAAAGGTCTGGCAGACTTCGAGGTTGAAGTGAGACAGACGTTCGACTCGGCAAAGGAGGCCGACACTTGGGAAAAGAAGTTCTTGCGTCGCGTGAAAGCTCTGGAGCGACAGGATCTGTGGTGGAACGCCAACATCGGCAATAACAAAGTCACAACGCCAACAGGCAGAAAGAAGATAAGCGAGACTCACAAGGGCGTACCCAAAGGCGAGGAACACAAGAAGAAGATCAAACTCGCAAACATTGGAAAGAATAAAGGAAAAACCCCAACCGAAGAACATCGCCGAAAAAACTCAGAAGCAAACAGAGGTGAAAAGAACCCAAGATATGGAAAAGAAGTCACGCAAAAAACAAGGGATCTAATAGGAAAAGCCAACAAAGGCAACACACCACACAATAAAGGCGTGGCAATGCCTCAACAGCAAAAAGACGATATCAAATCAACAAAAGAGAAAAATAAAAAACTCCGCACCTGCCCAGTCTGTACTAAAACGATGCGAGAGAGTCATTACAAGATGTACGGACATGGCCCAGACTGCAAGCATAAACAATGCTCACACTGCGACGAATGGCATGCTCCGGTAAAGTACGAGCTAAAACATGGCGATAAATGTCCGCTGAATCCAAACAGAGAAAAACCTTTCGTGCCTCGTCCTTCGGGGTGGGGAGGATATCATTGACTTGCAAATGCTACTAAGATAGACCAGAGTCGATCCGCTAGACCGCCCATGACAACCAGGCCAATGGCGGCCAATAAGCGCCGGCACTGATTTTTCGTAAGATAGCGATCATCCAACCGCCTTATCAGAACCTCTGGTAGAGCGTCGATTTTTGCCTCTAAAATTCTAAATTGCTTATCTATATCCGACATTATGATCTCCTGCTATCATTACTTATAGGTAGCATAACACAATTCATTATTGAAGTCAAATTTACCATAAAAACATTTCAAGGATAAATAGAAGAGTCGGGTTGGTGAGATTCGAACTCACGAATGTTCCTCAGTCAAAGAAACGTCTGATCCACCAGCAACCCGACTACCAACTCAGTATAGAATACTCCGACACGAGAGTCAACCAGATAAATAGAAGAGTCGGGTTGGTGAGATTCGAACTCACAAAAGCGTCTTAGTCAAAAACACCTGCAATCCATTGCCAACCCGACTATCAGGCTGCTTCTGCGCTAGGTACGATCACAGTGGTAAATCCCTTTGCTTCTAGCGTCTTCGCGGTCTCGGCAGCTTTGTCCTCGGTGACATTCGTCATGGTCATCAGATTAACCAGACCATCAAACCCTGCTACTTCTTTGTAAATTTCTACGTTGAACATTTTTCTTTCTCCAGTTGTTTGTCTTTATGGGGCTATTATAGCACTATAGCGATGCAGTGTCAACCTCAGAATCTGCCAATACCACAGAAACTTGCCAAGATTTTTTAGCTTTGAAGATCTTAGCTGCGGCCAGCTGTGCTGCATACGAAGTCTCTGCGGTGACACTGATTTTCTTACCGTTATAAAATGCTATGTAAGTTCTCATCTTTCTCTCCAGTTGTTTGTGTCTACTACTCTTTACTTTCCGATGCTATTAGCAATACGTTTCCGCAACTCTTGTCTATATTCATTATGCCAACCAAACTCGAACTTAGGATGTTTCTTAGCAAACTCATTGGCCTCAATTAGATCCTGTTGCAGTTGCTTCACTGTTTTACCCTCGAAGTGCATAGGGTCAGTAGGACTCCATTTTTTATTATTTTTCATTTCGTTCGCTCCAGTTGTTTGTCTTTCCGAGTGAAGTGTAGCAGCCCGACTATCAGGCTGCTTCTGCGCTAGGTACGATCACAGTGGTAAATCCCTTTGCTTCTAACGTCTTCGCTGTCTCGACCGCCTTGTCTTCAGTGACATTCGTCATGGTCATCAGATTAACCAGACCATCAAACCCTGCTACTTCTTTGTAAATTTCTACGTTGAACATCGTCTTTCTCCAGTTGTTTGTCTCTATGGGTGTAGTATAGCAAAAGGTGAAAAAGTGTCAACCTTTTATTTCACAAATACGATAAATACATGTGAAGGAACGAGGGCTCTCAGGGAAGAGAGGGTATGAAGGACGCCTAAGGGATTGGGCGTCTTTCTTATCTAACCTTAACCTGAGACCTCAATGCTACTAAGTCATCCTAACAAATTCATCCAACTCAAAACGGTCAAAACGGCCAGTACCTCCATTGAGATTTACTTTCAGCGATATTGTGCGATCAGAGGACGCATCTCGAAAAAAACATGTACGCTCATATCTCCAAAAGGAATAGTAGCGAGTCGAGGATGCAAATCCCACCTGAGAACTGAATGGCACGAACACATGACGGCACGTGAAGTAAAGGACAAGGTTGAGCCAGACGTGTGGAATAACTACCTCAAATTTTGCAGCATCAGAAATCCATACGATAGAGCAGTGTCATGGTTCTA